TACATTCTGCTCTTTTATAAACATATCGCAATACGGAAAACCATTAAAAAAGGGAGCCGAAGCTCCCTCTTATCTTACCTAGCGTTTATTAAGCGCCAGCTGAACCGTACATACCTAATGGATCAGACCAACCGAATGAATAACGCTCACGTGCTTTATAACGAACGTTACCAGTATCGAAGTCGCCATCCATTGATGTTGCTAATGGAGTACGTACAAAGTGTTTCATACCGTTAGGTACGTCTGTTGTCAAGAACCAAGCATTTGAGTCGGTCAAGAAGTGGTTAATTGCGTAACCTTCTGGGATTGAACCGTTGTTTTTCAATGCGTTGATATCGTTGTCAGCAGTGCCAACACGTAATTCAGTTTCCAACAAGCGAGTTGCAACGAATTGCAATGCTGGTGGAACAACCAATTTACGAGGTTTAGCAGCGATCAATAGGCCACGTTCGTCAGTCCAAGCGGCGATTTGAATAACTGCATTTTCCAATGAAGTTTCGTTCAAGTCTGCTGGAGTGGTTGGAATGTTGCTGTTTGTACCGCCAGTAACAAGTGGGTGAGATGCACTGAATAGTGGCACACCGTCGCCGCCGTTGTATGAACCGCTGGTGTTGAAACCGTTGTTCAATACGTTAGCTGCTTTAACTTGTTTTGTGTACGCCATACCACGAGCTAATGCTTTAGTGTAGCGAGCAGATAAAGTGTCATACAAGTTATCTTCTACTGCTTCTTCAGTCAAGCTGAAGCCTAAAGCGATAGTTTCGTGTGTGTAGCGAGCTGTCCAAGCTTCTTGAGCATTGTCATAAGCGATGGCGTTGCCTTCGTTTTTAACAGGAGCTGCTGAGAAGCCAGACAATTTTGTTTCTTCCTCGAAGGAACGCTCAGAAGATTCAGTTTCGTAAATCTCTTGATGCTCTTCGCCGTAACGTTTGTATTCCAAACCGAACAAAGCGTTCAGACCTGGTAGTAGCTCTTTAAGGAGCTGTGCGCGTGAAATAGCCATTATTTAATCTCCTTAATCGCCAACACCGGTACCATTGTAATACGTATGGATACCAAAGTTAAATTTAACGATACAATCAGTGTATGCGTCACCAACAGTAGAGAATGGGCCGTTTACAAAATCTACTAAACGCAATGCGATAGTGTTTGTTGTAGCACGAGTACCAACGTCTAATGATATTTTTGAATCGCCAGTAGTTGTAGAACCTGCTGTTTGATTCACGCCAAAGTTAGAACCTAGCATTGTTTGAGTCACAGCATCATCTGCTTGGATTTGGAACAATGCATCTGGATCGTCACATACATAAGCTGTAGCGTTTGAAGCAACAGTACCAGTAGGCCAGTATTGTGCTTGCAAGAAATAGCCTAATGATGGGCTTGTGTATGAACAACCTAAGAACACACCAACTGTACCAGCTGGGAATGCATCCGCGTTTGTACCTACGTTTGTTACTTTTACGATCGTACCATCTGTACCAATTGCAACAACATCACCGTAAAAAATGTTAGCAGCATAACCGCTAGCGATTTTTAATTGACGTGTTGAGCCAGCGAATTGCTGACCACCAATTAGGTTGATAGGACGAAGACCGTATGGGGCTGCTGTAGTAGCCATATAAATCTCCTTAAATTATTTACCTTTACCGAATGAGGTAGTGGTACGCTTTTCCTTAAATAGGGGCATACGTGCATCATTCTCTTTCATAAAGCTGTTATCCACTGCTTCAGTCTGGGACTGCGTCTGATTATTGAAATAAGCAGAACGTTGGCTAACAAACTCTTCTGGTGTCTTACATAGCATCAGACCACCTACTTCCACTGAATCTGGAATTCGGCTGTTTTTGTCTGTGAATAGCCTTAGTTCAGGATGCTCCGACAATTTGACGGGTTCCCAACCTTCTCGCATTTTTGAAGAAACATTAGTGGCATCAGCTTGACCGGCCATGCTTGTACGAATCCAACGATATGCCCATCCGGGTTCTTTCGTAATCTCAGGCAATAAAGCAGCTGGTGCCCATTGCGCTTGACGTTGAAAGGTTTCGCGGGTTTCTAACTCACGGTTTTGTCTAGTATCAGTCATTATCTGTTCTCCAATTTAAGTGTCTCACGTGCATATTGCTCGGGTGTTAGATTAAACTTTTTAGCCAGGGCTAATTGAGTTCTAGTCAGGTGTACTTTTTTAGGCGCGGTACTACGCGTGGCCGAAGCTACAACGGTCGACGGTTTTTTGCGTTGGGCGGGTGTTTCCACGTCCAGCGAATCATCCCCGAAATATTCTGGGAATCGTTTGCGCATCGTTTTATCGATGGTAGAGTAGTACTCTTCTGAAGTAGGGTCAGTACCTGCCCTTACTAGCTTCTCATGCAACCCCAAAGCGAGGCTAGTCATTTCTTCATCTTTCCCAAACCAACTGTTCTTATCTTGCCAGGCAAGAGCTTTCCGGTCAGGTTTAGGTACTTGGGGTCGTTCAGGTTGTATATATACATCATTTTCAGGCTGTTGTAAAGTATTATCGTATTGAGGACGATAATTTTGTACTTGAGTAAGCTTATACTGCGCTTCGTTCATGCGTTGTTGCGCTTCTATAATCTTATCAGTGTCGCCTGCGTCATATGCTTCACGGTAATCTCGTTTAGCTAATGCCAATTCTTGGTCCGCAGCTGCTTTATACGTTTGCATTAACGTTTGTTCACCAGAAGTTAGGTTTGATTTCAACCGTTTGTTTTCTTCTTGGATTGATTGAGCATAGCGAATAGCTTCTTCGCGCTCACGTGCAGCGGCTTCTTTATCTCGGCGTTCGTCGTGATATACCTTACGTAACTGCGCCATACGCTCTTTAACGCGGTCTGAATAGTCTGTCAAGTCATCTTTTTCTATCTCTTCGACTATTTCTTTAGGTAGTGGTTTACGATCACGATCTTGCGGTGGTGTATCGTCGATAATATCAATTTCTACTTCTGTATTATCGTCTTCAAGTGAAATACTAACCTCTTCTTTAGTATCTACTGGGGAAACTTCCTTTTCATCAGGAAATTCAAATTCTTCGTCAAACTCTGCTTTAGCCATACTTATCTCCTATGCGCGACTGTAACCACGTGGGTCTGCTACTACACCCTCGACGGTATCATCGTTGATTATGCGGAATTCTCTTCCGTGAATTTTGAAACGGGTACCTGCATATGCGCGGGTAAGGACAAAGTCGCCTTCTTTACACCATGCACCTGTAGGAAACTTCGCTTCTTCTTTGTAGCAAAGGTCGCCCATTTTAAGGACAAACAATACTACGGTGCCATTCTCCTCAATACGTTTAGTATCAGATGCTTTAGCAAGCCCACTCTCGTAGGTGTCACTGGCATCGGGTACTGCACATAAGATTCGATAGCCTTTTGGTTCTGGTAGCTGTGAGGCTTTTTCTGCATCACCAAACTCTCGTGCGTCTGCCACCATTTCCGATAGGTCAATTGCTTGACCTAGGTTGACGTTAGTCATCAAAATTCTCCATTTTTTTTGCGAGGTCTTCTATTAAAGACTGCGCGGTAAGTAGACCTCGAACCATACCGACAGATTGTTGATAGGCACCGAAATCCTTGGCCGCACCGTCGCCAAGGGATTCGATAATTGCTTTGCGCCGTTCTTCGATTTGTGACATCAAATACTCTAGCGAATCATTCATTTTTATTCCTCTTTAGCAGGCTTAGCTGGTTTAGCTTGTTTAGACTGACGCTGTATATCGTGTTGCGCTTGCGTTTTGGCCATGTCTACACCAATACGAACGCCTTCAGCTTGTTGCTGTTGTTCAAATTTAGCTGCTTCTTGCTCCATCTTAGCTTTTTCAGACATTGATTTAACACCAATTTGAGCGCCTGCTTTACGTTCTTCAGACTGAATTCGCATGATGTCAACTTGAATTTTGGCTTTATCCACTTCAATATCAGCCTGTGTTTTTTGGGCTTTGATTTGAATTTCTTGTGCTTTAAGCTGCAATTCTTGTTGTTGCATTTGAATCATTGGGTCTTGAGCTTGTTGCTGAGCTTCTTGCTGTTGTTGCTCCGCTTGGTTTTTCTGTAGCAATTGTTGTGCAGCTTGGGCTACTAGGCGAGATAACTGTACTTCAACTGTCTCATCTAGTTTCTCATCTGGCGGTGGTAACGCTGTACCCAACTGCTCTTCAATCTGTTTACGGTATGCAAACGCAATATGCTCAGTAATATGTGCCGCAAATGCAGCTTGAACGGCTTGAGCTTTAGGGCTTTGACCTATCATAGCGGCTATTTTTGGGTCTTCCATTGCTGCCATATGTACTTGTACGTGAGCTTCGTGGTCTTGATGCATGAACGCTTTCGCTGGTTTCCCGTTGATTAAGTTCATGTTCTCAGACACTGGGTCTCTTGGGTTCTCGTCATCTGCCGCTGGGATTAGCTTACCGATGTTCTTAACGCCCAATATCTCTAGCATCTGTTTATTCAACTCGACCATATCGTATATATCTGGGTTGCCTTGTGCCATCTGCATAACAGCTTGGTACTGCACAACCTTTTGACTCATGGTCGCTGCATTGGGGTCAGATACGGGGATAACTTCACAGCAGTCGTAGTCTGATTGTTTAGCACGTGCACTGCCTTCTACTGGCTCGTAGCTATACTCTTCTGGCGTATAGTCACGGATGATGCCAGCGATTAGCTTGAACTCTTGCTTCATTGAGTAGTGAACGCGAGCTTGAACAGCTGACATTACCTTCAATGTACGCTCTAATATCGCTAGTGTGGTGCCTACAGGTGAGTTAGCCGACATATCTGATACTTGCATATCAGCAGCATTAGCGAACGCCTTAGCGTCCATAATGATTTTGTCCATCAAGCCAGCTAGTACTTGTGATGGCTCTTTGTATGGCAACGGCATGATGTTGTCACGGATAGCGCCTGACGGTACATCTACATCACGGAACTCTGCTGGAGCGATAGGGGTATCGTCGCCCTTGATACGTAGACCACGGGTCTTGAAGCCGCCTGGTAGGTTGCTTAGCGTACCAGCATCCACCAATTGACGTAGCAACATAGTACCTGACTTAGCTGATGCACCGATTAAGTGGATTAAACCGAACGCATAGAAGCCAAAGCCTGGAATATAGCTGTAGTGTACGAAGTGCTGACGTTTTTGTTTAGTCTTGTCGTCGGGGTTCCAGTTACGGCGGATAGCTAGGATATCACCTGTGCTGCGCTCTAGTGTAACCACATACGGTAGGGCTATGCCTGTAGGCTCATCATCGTCATCCACATCTTCATAACCTGGAAGGTCTAGGTCAACGTGCATCTCCAACAGCTTGTAGCGGTCGTCCATGGTGGCATTGAAACCCATCTTCTCTGCGATCTTCTTCTCGACTTCTTCAATCTCGTGTGATGGTTCGCCTAGGTCGATGTCACGATAGAACCCAGCCACTTGTAAGCGGCGTAGTTCATTTTCTGTCTTACGCATAACGTGTGTGACACGTGGGGCTGTTTGTAGGCTTGATGCACCGTAAGGAACTACAATGTCCTCTGCCGGTACAAATATAGATACTTGACGCTCTAGTGATGGGTCATAATATATCTTCTTAAAGGCGTTACCGCTTAATCCTAGGCCCCACAGCATGCGTTCGTGCTCAGGGCGGTACTCTGGCATTGCCTCGGTTAATTGGTAGTTCATATCGTCGCGTACGCGCTCTGACGCTTCTTCTTTGTCAGGGGTTTGCTTACCTATAATCTGTGTTTTTACTGGACCTGCGGCAGGGAAGGTCTCCATCATCGTTTCTGCTTGAAACTTGACTAGCGCTTCTGATAGAATTGGGTGGTAGACACTACATGCACCTGGCCACGGCTCGGTACGGTCTTCTATTTTCATTCCCAATAGCTCGATGCCGTCAACGTAGGTATTTAGCCAGTCTTTACGTGAATCAACGTCAGTCATATAGTCACCAAGCAAGTCGCCTGACAACTGGGCTAAGTCACCTTCGTTCATTTCTTCTGCTAAGTTGGCATTGAACTCATCGTCATACTCATCTTCTGGTTCAATCTCAATGGTCATGCCACCGATGCCAATCTCTACGCTTTCTGGGTCTTCTATTTCAATCTCAATGTCTGGCTCTGGCAGAGCAGCTGCCAAATCTTCTAACCCCTGGGGGGCTGTGTAGAGCCCTTTGTCTATATTGCCTGCCATAATTTATCCTTTATATTGCATATAATCTTTTTTGGTTGTAACTTCTGAACTCTCTTATTTCGTCTTCCTCGTCATTAGGCAGTCTAATAAACCCACCTTGACGGAACCTCATCAATGCCATTGTTGTTGAGTCGACTAAGTCATCGTTCGCGCCACTAGGGAAGTCATTACATTCTTCCATAACCTCTCTAGCCCAACGTTTGTCTGGAGCCCATACAATGCCACTTCTAAATAGATCGGATACAGAATTCACGCGAGCAATCTTATCTTGCCCTTTACCCGGCGTAAATTCGCCAACGGGGATGCCCATCCTGCGCAATTCTTGATACAGTGCGGCCCCGTTAGATTTCTTCTCTACTATAAATGCATCTGGCTCCCAGTCTTTGTACTCGCGTAACGCAAGTTCTTTAAGTTCAGGGAACTCCAAACGTTCTTTAATACTATTTAATAGTATTATATTGTAATTATTCGTTTCTTCGTTAAAAAACACACCCCACACTGTCAAGGCGTTATAGTCGGCACGAGTATTCTTCTCTTGCGCCGCATCCAGGCTCATTATGGTAAACTCACACTCTGGCGGTCTATCCTTCTCCCATATCTGCCACCACTCGCGCTTTATAAGCGCACCCTCTTCTGACGTAGGGTTCTGCAGGTACTGAGCGTTCCAATACCTCACGTCTAGCGCGGCTTTCTTTGCCCTGAGCTCTTCTAGCGGCCAAAATTCTGGCCATAATGACTTTTCATTACCGTCTTTATCTTCTATAATAGCAGGAAATTCTACAACTTCCCATTCATCTACGCCTTCTTGCTTCACCATCTGGTTGATAATCTCACCCGTCAAGTCAAGCTTGGACCAACGCGTCATCACAACGATAATCGCACCGCCCGGCATAAGTCGTTGTATAGGGCCAGACTGGAACCACTCCCAAGCAGGCTTAAACACATCCGCTCTTCCCAACTTCGCATCTTGTTCTGAGTGAGGATCATCAATAATAAACAAATCGGCACCTCGACCAGCCAGAGCGCCCCCCACACCAATAGCAAAGTATTCACCATTATAGTTCGTCCCCCATCGTGACGCCGACTTACTATCCGCCTGCAGTTCTACTTCCGGGAATATGTCCCTGTAAGCTTCTGAGCCCACCAAGTTACGCACCCTACGACCAAAGTTGACCGCCAAGTCCGCCGTATGTGACGCCATGATAATCTTTTTATGTGGATACTTCCCCAAGAACCAAGCAGGGGCTAGGTATGAGATCAACTCACTCTTCCCATGACGCGGGGCAATGTTCACGATGACTCGCTTCTTCTTCCCGTTGGCTATGTCCTCGAAGATCTGCGCTAGTCTCTTGTGATGTTCGCCAACTTTGTACCCTGGGTACACGTGGTCAATGAATTCCAGGAACGTATTCTGTCTAGTCGTGACATCTTGCATCCCTTCTAACTGCTCCAACATCGTGAGCAGCTCTTTCCGCTCATCAATCGGCAGCACGTTGATGTTAGCCAGCGCTCGGTTTAAATCTTCTTCCTTTATCCCCGCAATCTGCGCCATCTATGTGATGTCCTTCATATCTTCAGGGGACATATCGATAATCTCACCCTCATAGACATCCTTCACAGGCTGGTTGTTGCCCAAAATCTTGAATAGTTTCGACTTAATCTGCGCTTCTAGGTCTTCGGCAGTCACATTCTTCACTGTAATCTCAGTTTTGTCACTAAATAGCCCCACATCCGAGATTTTCCCCAGCAATTCTAGTGCACGAAGTCTATGCCGTGGATCGGATAGGCCCGTGTCCTCGATTAATTTGTTGGTTACGTACCGTCGAAGCTGCACAGCCTCTTGGACAACTTGGTGATCGTAGTCAGACAGCATCATATACAGGTGCTGCACCGTAGCGGGGGTGTTTAAATACTTATTCGCAACCTGCGAAGGCGGATTTTTCTGCTCAGGATCAGTGAAAGCCTTGAAAACTTCCTCTGCTTCCTTCTTTTCTTTGGTGGATACGGGGATTTCAGCTCCCGCCTCTAGTAACATCTTGGCGGTCGCCGCTGCAACCTTGACTCTTTCGGCAAAGGTTGTGGGTTCTTCTGACTCAAAGTCGTCTGGCAACGGCTTTGCTGGATCGGGTATTACTTTTATGGACATTCAAGCCACCTATTTTGCGCAATCTAATTTGCGATAGCCGGATTATAACGAAGTTTACTAAGAAATCAAGTGTTTATAGTCACGAAGTT